CGAATAGTCTCTTCAAGTTTTTTCTGGCCGACTTCATCCTCGGCTGCTGCCTTAACCGATGCCAAAGCAAATGCGCCAATGGCAGCTCCAGCAGCTGCAAATGCAAGTCCGGCTTTCTTTCCAAAGTCGGTAAATTGGTCGCCAATGGATTCGGTGTCTTTGCTGGCGACCTTGATATTCTTGCTAAATTCGGCAACGTCTGCCAGTAAAGAGAGTTTAAGCGTTCTTGAACCTGCTGCGGCCATTTACCACACCTTCACAATCTGAGAGAATGCATCTGCCCATTGAGAAATTATGTGCGGCTGTTCTGCCTTGAGTGTTGGATAGATAAACCATCCCCTTGAACCGCGACCTTCGCGACCAGACCAAATTGGGAATTGCTTATATTTATTAGATCCAAATTCATAGCCGCCCCAAAGTTGCTGGGTTGTTGCTCCGCCTGAGAATTTCTGTGATGCAAAGCCAAATGACATCTCGCCAATCTTGGAAGATTTGCTGACGCGTGAGCCTTCTGCGACTCTAATCGATGCTTTGTCTCTGCCTTGAGATTTAGAAATAATTCTGCCTTGAAGATAAGTCGCAAGCCCATTTGATACAGATTTGGCCTTTGTAACAGCTTCATCATCCATTCCTTTGAATGCATAGATGATAGAGCGCAATTCGGCTTTATCGAAAGCGACTACATCTTCAGCCATTTCTTTTCTCCAATATCTCAATCGCTGTAAGTATATCTTCCGCGCTTTCCCATTCTCTCATTGGTATGCCCGTCGCGATTGCGACTTCAACCAATAATCGTCCTATACTTCCGCGTTCATGACTTTTGGGTCAGCTTCTCCGACCTTTACATCCAAGACACCTTCACACCAAATCTCATAAGACTTCACCGCTTTCCCGGCTGATTCGCGCTTCATAGCGTGATAAGCCAAGAACATCAGATCAGAAATGCCCATCTTTTCTTGAGCTTGTCCAATAGTGAATCCAGTCTTTGTTTCCCATTTCATCCATTCTGGCGGTTGCGCCGTATAGATTTCAGATTCCCCTGTTGTGTATTCGATTGTGATTGGTAGTTTCATGCTCCCGGCTCCTTTGTTAGCTTATGGTTAATACTGGTGTGGTCACGCAAAGAAATGAAAGAGATACTGTCTGAGCATCTGGTGCAGTGCCACCAGCTGATGGCAAGATTGGCTGCACTTCAAATGCAAATGATGCACCTGTGTCTGCCACTAATACCACTGGAAGTCCTGTATTTGGTGCGTTTGTTGCAGCTGTCCATAGTGCTTCACATAGTGATGATGCTGCTCCCCAGTCTGCAAGCATTTCAACGGCGAAAGTTCCCTGAGTATCCGTCGTGAAATAGGATTTTCCATCAAGTGTCTGAAATGTTTGAATTGTTGAATCTACTGTTAGAACGGCTGAAGTTGCTTGGGCATCGAAATTATCACTGTCAATCGTGAAAGTGATGTCTCTGCCAGTGATGATTGTAGTTGCCATGAGTTTTCTCCTTAGTCGGTGTAATACGTTGAGACTTGCAAATCAGACGTCAAGAATTTACTTGCGCCGACTTCCAAAGGTGTGGGTGAGCTAACATCTCCGACGACGTATCCGGCCGGCATTGTTGAGATGATTGAAATCATTAAATCTTCAAGATTTGTCAAAGCTGCTGCGTTGCTCGAATAACCGACTACGCCGGTGATGAGCATATTAATCTTGACCTTAGTCGTTGATCCATTAATTAGAGTGCTCTCCAAATATGGTGAATCTGGAACGATGCAGATTGATGGGCTAGTCATTGCTTCTGGAATGCCGTTATAGACATTGGCTGCAATTGTCGAAAGAGTAGCCTGCAATGGTGTTCTGATGTCGGCTTCAATTGTCATAAGCAGAGCGTTTCGACTTCCAAGAATGGCCCAAGTAAGCCCACGATGCGATTGGTCAAGCTGCGGCCAAGGACGAATGGTGATGGCTGAAATTGGTCGCTCATAATTTGATTGCCCGGAGCTGTAACACTTTGGAACACTTCGACGGACACGACAAGAATGGCTGACTTAATGGGAGCAACGCCAGAGTAAAGATCGCCAGCGGTTGCCCCATCAATACACGCAAGCCCGCTCGGAATGATTGGGATGGTGTATGTGCTGTCTGCTTGCCCCGTTGCAGACGTAAAGACCATCGGAGCAATGCGATCATCTGTGACTGTGACTGTCGCATCGTAAACGCCGCATCCGGTAATGACGACATCTTGACCCGGCACGAAATAATTGACGCGCTGAGTTCCATAATAGGCAATTGAATTTTCTACAAAGACTTCTGTGACTGCTGATTGGTATCCAGTAAGCAATGGCAGAATCGTCAGCTCTGCGCTGTCAATCATCTGCTCAAGGTATGCGTTGGAATAGAGAGATACGGAAACGCCAAGAATTTGGCGCAGTTCTGCGGCTGTGACTATCTGTGGCATTTCCGTTCCCTTCTACTGCTCGACCACATCCGGGAGCGGCTGTGGTCGATGATTAGTTATTAGCTGATAACTAGTAATCCGCCAGCTGCAATCTTTGTGGCGCATGCACCATAAGAGTTCAGTGAGACTTCAACTGTTCCGTCAGATGGCTTATTGACATCAAGACGATAGTTACCGCTCTCATACCATGTGAATGCATCTGGCTGAAGAACGACCATTGAATCATCGCCTTGTCCAGTAAATTCGCCAGAGTTATCGACGTAGAAATTCAAGCCAAGGACTGCTCCGCGCTGTGATTGTCCATTGACTTGACCAGCTTGATTAGATGGCTGATAAGCATTGAACAGCGGAATTCCGCTTGAATTGTAGCCCATGATATTTGTCCATTGTGCTGGCGATACCAAGATGTTTTGTGCAAAGCGTTGTGTGCCTGCATAAACGGCTGCATTTGCGCGGCTGACGTATCCAATCAATCCCGCAGCTGTGTTAGCTGTTGAAGTTCCATCAGCTACTGCATCTGTTTTGATTTGATCTGCGACATATTTATTCTGAGCAAAGGCCATTGATGCGCCCATGATTCGAACAAGCTCATTGAAGAAATCTGGTGAGCTGCGCTCAATGATTTCTGTGGTGAGAATGTTGCGACCTGCAAAGCGTGTGATTGGAACAGAAATGAAGCTTGACTCAATTCCTGTGTTTGAAACTGCGCCACCTTCTGCAACAGCTGCAACGGTTGCGATTTGAGAAATCTTAGGGATTTCGAATTGAAGCCCAGAATCTGGCAAAGTGCCGCGGCTGATTGCATCAATTGCTCCACGAGTTCCATTGCTTAAACCATTGATAACTTCTGCAAGCTGACGTGTTGGGTTGAAAGCTGGGTTAGTAGTTCCAAGGTCATCGTTAGCTGCTGCAACGTAAATTGCAGAATCTGACATTGGGTTTAACTTAGCTTTAATTGAGTGTTCCATCCATGAGCCAAGATTTACAATTGGTGATCGTGGTGAAGTGAAATATGGTGCTGGCTTGTTAGCATGCACGACGTTCGCTGAAGCCTCTACCGATTCAACGGCTGGTGCTTCTGTTTTTTCGGTAGTGGTATCCACTGCGTCTCCTTCGGTTGGTGTTTCTTCTGGTGTGACTTCGGTAGTCGCTGCGACATGACTGACGCGAGCTTCATCGAATGCTGGGTTGTGTGTTAGTGCGACGCCGACCAAAGTCGCTGAATTGACGACCATTGTGCCGTCCTCATTAAATCCATGATCTGCGACATTTGCTTCAACAGAGAATCCATCGCGTAGTCCATCCATAGCTTCTTGGATTGCATCTGTTCCGGCTGTTGTCTTTGAAATCTTAAATGTGGCATTGATTGACTTGCCATCTGGTGCAAGCTCCATTGATAGCGTCTTTCCAATTGGTCGCTTTGAATCGTGTTCCAGATTTAGCTTGACCGATGCTGGAATCAATGAACCGGATTTGAATAATACTTTTCCGGTCGATGCATTTGCTGGCGTATCGAATTGCACAATTTGGCCGGTGATAGTGCGTTCTTCTGAATCGGCCGCTGTGATTGTGAATGGTGTTA